CATCTGCTCTCCTGGGAAATCAAGCCACCGGGCGTATACGCCGTTGTTGGCAACAGATGCGACTCCAGAGTTTCCCATAGACTGGTTGATCTCAGGAAGAGTGACCTGAAGGTAAGTGCGGTATGCGAGATCGCCGTTTCGGCTGATCGTGCACGTTACACGGCGACCGAAATCGGCCTGGCCGTTGAAAGTCTGTTCAATAGACTCCATGGCGAAGTTGGTGTGGCGACGGTAAGTGACCTTCCAGAAGGTAATCTGAGGATTACCAGTAAGATACACGTCCTGAGCGCCGTAAGCTACAAGTTGCATTAATCCTCCTCCCATTGTTATACTATTGCTAAAGAAAAAAAAATTACGAGAAAACAATTAATTCATTCTAATGTACTTATATCCATGTTTCTCTCAAGAAAGTTCTTTACATATGTCTCAAGATACACTTCTTTCTTGCCTTCATGCTTCTTCGAGAAAATATATTTTTCATCTTTCTTTTCAACTCTCCAGCCAGACTGAACAGCATTATAGATAAGAGCCATTTTCTGAAGCTTGATGCAATCTACCTGCATGTTGGGCTGTGTGTCAATCGTGATTGTGTCCATTAGAAGTAAATAAGAAAACAATTACCAAATCTAAACCCAGAAATGTCTCACACAGTAATAATATTGACTAATTATTAATTAAATAAGAGTATCCTAAGTATCATAAGAGATGCCTTCCTTCAAACCAAAGAATGCGAAGAAAATCATCGTTTGTGAAAAAACAAATACAACTCTTGATGGAAAACATAAAGAGTTACTGGATGAGTTCGCCAAGCAATACAGTGAAACCCTTCCGAGTCTGCGTCTGCAGAGGAAAACCATAAAGAAAAATTTACTATCTGAGGGCATCCCTGTTGAAGAAAAACTTGAACTAGAGGACAGATTGAAGGAGATAAAGGAGCAAATGGGTGTAATTAAAAGAGGAGAGAAGGAGTACCGTTTAAACAACTCAAAATATGTATTTGAGTACTTCGAGAACAAGAAGAAAATCGCAGAGGGTACCAGTAAGACGACGATGCTTGATAACTTCTTCAAGATCAACAAGGACGCAGTTGACACAGGATCGAAAGATAGAACAAATCTGCAAAAGTATCTCACGAATGTCGACGAGTCGTTCCTGGATATTGGCAACTTCGTGGTGCAGACAGACATATGCAGCTTTTGTGGAAGAGGAGAGATGATACCTATAGATCACGAAGGACTTCTAGTATGCAATGTATGCTCACATAGCATAAAATACCTTGTCGAAAATGAAAAGCCGTCGTACAAGGAACCTCCAAAAGAAGTGTGTTTTTATGCATACAAACGGATAAACCATTTCCGTGAGATACTGGCTCAATTCCAGGCAAAGGAGACAACACAGATTCCAGACGAGGTTCTCGAGAACATCAAGCTACAGATCAAAAAAGAGCGCATACAGCTTGAACAAATCACGAACAAAAAAGCAAAAGAGATTCTTAAAAAACTCGGGTACAACAAGTACTATGAACACATCCCGTTTATTAAAGATAAACTGGGAATAAAGCCACCCATAATGAGCCAGGACCTTGAAGAAACACTTTGCAACCTGTTTATGGACATACAAGGACCTTACGCTAAGTACTGTCCTGAGGATAGAGTCAATTTCCTTAACTATTACTACACCGTCTACAAACTTTGTGAGCTACTGGATCAGCGCCAATTTCTTCCCTACTTCCCAATGCTGAAAGATAGGGAAAAACGGATTGAACAGGACGAGATTTGGAAGAAAATTTGCGAAGAGCTTGATTGGGAGTTCATCCCAACCATCTAGATGATGTCTATATGGTATTCTTACCTGGGGTTAGAATGTCATATGTATTTAGCGTGGGAATCCAACGAGATTGGCGCCCATGCCGAAGCCTGCACCAGAACGGGCACTCACACCCATGCTTGGCACGTAGGTGTCAAGAATGCTAAAGGTTGCGGCGGCCGAGAGGGCGATGAGTGCAACCTCGTCCAAATTGAGAGAGCGTTTTGGGATTGCGAAGGCAGCGATGGCAACCATAAGTCCCTCAACGAGGTATTTGATTGCACGCTTCATAAGCTCACCAAGGTTAAGTCCGTCGAGAAGGTTCATATTATATTAAATACCAAGAAAAAAATATATCTGCATTAAAAACACTTAAAATCAAATGTGGTTCTTGTTTCATAATGGCCACCTTCTCTAAAGACGTATCACAGATGCCTCCCGGCGTAGAATGCCAGCTTGACCTGGATGGGGCAAAGAACCCTAAATATGTTGACCTTCTTGACGAGGACAAACCAGTTGCTGGGCAGAAATTTGCTTGTGTATCGTTTTTGTCTCCTGAAGGAATTATCCGCAACAAAGAGCTATTTTGCTTCAACGAGTTCCTAAAGCAATGGGAGCTCAGCAAGTCGTTAGAGAAATATACTCAGTTCATGAGTTTTCTTTCGTTCAAGTACAGCTTGAACTTCGACGATCTGACGAAGGACCTTCAAGAATTTTGCTCAGAGGAGAAGGGCAATCTGTTCAACACAGACCTGTCGGACGAATACAAGACATTCATGGACAATAATGAGGAGAGGCTTGACAGCTCCTTCAGCGACGAACACAACTTCCAGACGAGCGTTCGTGGTCTAAAGATACGTGGCTGCTACCCCAGCCAACAGGAAGCGGAACTCCGGTGTAAAATGCTTCGTGAAGTCGACCCCAATCACGACGTCTTCGTGGGTCCTGTCGGGATGTGGATGCCTTACCATCCTGAGGCATACAAGACCGGACGCGTCGAGTATCTTGAAGATGAACTGAACCAGTTGATGCATGAGAAGAACAAGAATGAAACGCAGGCGAAGGTAGAATTCGACAAACGCATCAAAGAGGCAAAGGTCAAGGCCATGGAGGATAACAAAAAGAAAGCCATGGAAAGCGGCAATCTTCTCACCCAGACTCTTGACAAGGACGGGAACCTCGTCAGCGTCAGTGACATCAACACTATGGAAAGCAACATGCCAGAGAACGTCGCTGTGGCCGACATCCGAAAGGAGCTGTTCGAAGACGACAACGTTGTAATCGACTACAAAAATTCAGACCATGGGGCAAGTGAACTTTCAGATAATCAGAAAGATTCACAAGAAACTGTCGAAATCAATCTGTCCGAAGTAAAGGAGACGCAGAATGAACAAAAAGATGAGGACATCCCAGACGAGTAAGCGTCACGTGTTTGTTCCACGACATATCATTATACAACTTAAATAATTATCTCTATAAATATATAAGTTGAATGGCGAAAGAAAAGACCCCGAGATGCAATTTTCTGACTTGCAGGAAGAAAATAACTGTAATCGATACACTTATGTCTCTATGTAAGTGTGGAAAAATGCACTGCATGAACCACCGTTTTCCCGAATGTCACAATTGCACTTTTGATTTCAGGAAAGATGTGGATAGAGAAACTGCCATTGAAAAAATCAAGTGCGTTGCGCCGAAGCTTACCAACGTGATTTTTTAACGCTGATTTTGGGGCCGGCACCACGCTTTTTGGCATTACTGGGGTCATACGCCTCGTCTTCATCGTCCGAGTTGAGGTCCTTTGATATATCCCAGAACTCCTTAGAACCTAACTTAAAGTCGCTGTGAGGCTCTGCCTTATACCAGAATATCTGGTCAGTGAGTTTATTTGACTTTGCATTGTTATTCACTACAAGACACTCGTAGTTCTCCGTACACTGGTCCATCACTTGGCAGAATGACTCAAATGTCGGGAACATACCCGCATAATTCTCCCATATGCGTTTTCTGTTAGAGAGATATGGCTCTCGAAGAATAAAGACATAGTCGATATTCGTTCGAAGGTTCGGCGGGATACCAAGAGGATACTGCATTGTAATGATAAGCATTATCTTCCAATGACGCCCATTCATGAATAGCAAACGCATCATCTTATCCTTCGTCCATGTCGCATCGTAGAGGCAATCGTCAAGGATCACGAATGCTCGTGGATCGATGTTCGTTCTCTTATAAGAAGCCATCTCCTTTTTTACTTGCTTAAGCACCTGTTTTTGTCGCTTGAGAATATTTTCGATAATTGCAGTATTGTACTCATCGTGAATAAACAGCTTCGGAACGTGTTGTCCATAGAACCCATTACCTGCTTCAGTACCAGATATGACTGTGCCTATAGGGATGTCCTGATGGTAGAACAATAGATCTCTGACGAGGTAAGACTTACCTGTATCACGTCTTCCGATCAAGACGACAACAGGTCCCTTGTTTTCATCGGGGTTGAAACTGATGTTTCTCATATCGAATTTCTTAAGTTCCAGTGTCATCTATACCGCTGCCAGAAAAGAAATAAAAACATTTTCCGCATTTAATTAGTTTAAATGTTACATAATTTATGTGTAAAAGAACTAATGGACCTGTCCTACAAAAAGAATGACAACGCTAATCTCTTTTCTACTTTAGTAAAAAAGGACCTGTTAAATGTCTCTAACCCTCAAAATTATATACCTCTCTATTCGAAATTCTTCACACTTAACGACAAAAATTTTAATAATATAAATTTAAACAATCCCCTCTCACTGGTGAGTGTTGAAGAACGCGAGAGCGAAAATAAGTACTCTGGTGTTGTGGCAAATGAAGCAGGTGAAACAAAACAACGTCAAGTATTCTTCAAGCTGAGCCCGCTCCTAGACCCAACAAAATACATGATTGGCAAATATGATCTCTCCAATGCTAATCTTCTAAAACTACCATCACTGAACGACTACTCATCGCATCCTAAGGTAAGAGACCCGAACAATTCTGCTTACATAGACAGCTTTTTTACCTATCTCACAAGCCAGTTGCTCCACAAGCACGCATTTATCCACGGAGTCGATTTTTTCGGTTCTTTCCTGGCCACGAAGAATGACTATGCAGTCGACATATCCGACGATATCGAATACCTTAATGAATCACCTTTCTTTCACAAGAACAAAGACTCACTATTCACAATAGACAACACCTTTCAGATGGATTTCCTTAACTACAACACGAGAAACTACAAAAAGAAGTTGAAGCTTACATCGCCTGAGGATGGATACATTCAGATCGACCTCGCTGACATCGGCGATCTGGAGAAGCTGGGGACGATATTTGCCGTGGAAGATGATGTGACGAGCGATGGAAAGCCGGCTGTCATATTCGAGGACAACAACATGAAAAGTGTCGAGTCAAGCAGCAGCACTGCCAGCAATTGCTCATCAAGGTCATCAAATACTGACAACGGAGAGTGCAATGACACCGACGATGACAGCACTGGTTGCACTTCCGACAGCGAGTGCTCTACAGCAACGGAGGATGAATTCACGGCGAAACTTGTGTCTTTCCCTGTACAAGTGATCTCCCTCGAACGTTGTGAAAAGACCCTTGACTCCCTCATAGTCAATAACGAGCTGTCTGAGGAAGAATGGACATCCATTATAGTGCAGATACTTATGATATTGATCACATTCCAAAAAACATTCGGGCTGACACATAACGACCTCCACACAAACAACATTATGTATGTTTCCACTGACAAGCAATACCTTTTCTATAAAACTAACAACCAGCACTACAAAGTGCCAACATTTGGTAAGATATTCAAGATTATTGATTTTGGGAGAGCCATATACAAATTTCGCGGAAACATTCTTTGTAGCGACAGTTTCCATCCGAAGGGAGACGCCTCTTCCCAGTATAATTGCGAGCCATATCTAAACAATAAGAAACCACGACTAGAACCGAACTTCAGTTTTGATCTATGCAGACTCGGATGCTCGCTCTTTGACTTTCTGGTTGATGACATGGAAGACACCGACGAGACAATGCCCGCGATATCAAGCATTATAACCGGATGGTGCAAAGATGACAAAGGACGTAATATCATGTACAAGAACAATGGAGAGGAGAGGTACCCAGAATTCAAACTATACAAGATGATCGCAAGAACTGTGCATAATCACGTTCCACAGGAAGTTCTCAAGGACCCCTACTTCGGACGATACGTAGTCCCAAAGAAAAAAATAAAATCCCAGAAAATAATGAATATTGACCAGTATCCATGTTACATGGAGCTAAACCAGAAAAAATGAAAAAATTGAGAAAAAATTGAAATGAGTTTAAATGAATAACTCACTTCAATACTAATCATGCAAAACTCTAACATCATTAACGACTCCAACATGGATGACAACACCCTCCACCGGTTTCAAGAGAAGACTTCACACACCACTATGTTCTATACAATTGTAGATGGTATGAAGTGCTTCAAAGATGACCCGGACAACTTCAGCTGGGGCAATCTGATGCAGCGACTTGAGAAACCTGCTGCCATCGCAGGTTATACAATATACTCGGGGCAATATGTAGAGAGCGACCCTTATGTAAACGTCGAGACAATGAAGTATGTCATGGTGGATGGTGAGAAGCAGCTCATGTCTGGCCAGCTTCTGCTGCTTCGTTGCAACTCTAATCCCGACGGATTTCTCTGAATAAACACAGAAAAACAAAAAAAAAGAAAATGTCCATAACAAAAATCTAATACATCAAAATAACTATATTTTTTGATATATTTAAAACTCAGGGTTTCCCACGAAAACGTTTGTCGAGTTTTTTCCTGTCATCGACACTGTTCCCATCTGTTCTATAATAAACATTCCAGCGATTGCGCTTACGTATACCATAATTGTGTCCCTTAACAACTCCTTTATGGGACGAGCTTCTTTCAAGATCATGCGCATTTCTACGAACTTTATGAGCGAATATACTACCGCAATTACTCCAGCGTTCACGAATACCTTGTCCATTAAACTATGCACGGATTATCTGAATAGATGTTTTACGCAATTTGCTTAAGTGAGTATCTCAATATCCTCTAGTATCGGTGGATTGAGTTTGGTCGTTCCTCTATTAAGATCATTGATGTCTTCCATTTCGAGCTTGACTTCGTCGCCAATAGTCAGCTGGTCACCATAGTCGTC